AGAATGCGGAGGTATCACCTGAGTTTATGTCTACACCTTGGAAAGACAAAGGTTATGTTGCTTGGTTAGGATAGGGTGGAACAACAGGTATTGAATGGGCTTCTCGTAAATTGGAGAGTATCAGAAACAACATGTCAAAACAGAAGTTCCAAACTGATGAAGAAAAGAGAATTGTGTTTGGCCCTGTTATGATTCCTGACCTTAAGATATTCCGTAAAGATATGTTGGGTAATCCATACTATGTGTTCTTCTCAGCTGAGACAATTAAGATGATTGCAGAGAAATACATGAGAAACAAGTACATAGATAATAATGACACCAACCATAACGGTAAGGCGGCATCAGATGTATATGTTATTGAGTCTTGGATTAAGGAAGATGAGAATGATAAGTCAACAAAGTATGGTTATGGTGATTTACCTGTAGGTACTTGGTTTGTGAGCATGAAAGTTCGTAATGATGAAGTATGGCAAAAAGTTAAGAAGGGTGAACTGAGAGGATTTAGTGTATCAGGATACTTTGAAGAGATTGCTGACTTTGCAAGAGAACAGATGTTCTTACAAGAAGTGGTTAAGATATTGAAGGGTGTCAAATAACATTTGGGAATATATATAAAAATTTATATTTATTAATAAGAGAAATAAACAAAAACAATTAAAGATTATGTCAAATCCAAAAACAGCAATCCAAGAAATTAAAAAATTAATGGTGCAGTTTGGTTTTATGTCTGATGAGTCTGTAATGGCTTCTTTCAAATTAGAAGATAATACTATTGTAGAAACTCCTAAACTTAAGGTTGGTGAGAAAATTACTAAAATTAATGATGAGTTTGATAGAGTTGCTTTAGAAAGTGGTAAGTTCAGATTAGTAGAAAACTTTGAAATAGAAGTAGTAGACGGAAAAATCAAATCTGTAAAGGAGATTTTTGTTGATGCCAAATTGGTTGACGGAACTCAAATCAAAGTTGAAGGTGATAGTTTGATGGAAGGTGCTAAAGTTGTTGTAGTAACTGCCGAAGGAGAAATTCCTGCACCAGATGGTGTACATGAATTAGAAGACGGTACCAAGGTAGAAACCAAGGAAGGTGTTATTGCAAGAATTGAAGAAAAAGAAGGACCTGAAGTTGAAATTGAACTACAAGACGTTGAAGTAGAAGGACCAAAAGGTTCTGAAGCTGAAGTAAGTGTTCCTGACCCTATGGCCGAATTTGTCGCTTTAGTAAAAGATATGATGGAAAAAATATCTGAGAAAATGAAGTCGATGGAAGATAAGGTTGAAAAAATGAATGCAGATTTTAGTGCATTTAAAAAAGAACCAGCAGCAAAGAAAATTTCTGATGGTAAAACAGATTTTAATAAACAATTAAATCATGATGATGCAATAGAAGCAAAACTTGCGGCAATTGCAGCACTCAGAAAAAAATAAAATTAAAAATTTAAAAAATAACAAAAATGAAAATTTTAAAAAGAGAAAACTTTTCATACGATGTATCATCTATCGGTTCATATGTAGACCAAGTTGGTGGTGAGTTATTGGCAAAGGCCCTTATCGGTGCAACAACTCCTAAGTATGTAAATGTAAGATTAGGTATCAAAGGAACACAAGCGTTGAACCTATTAAATTCAAACATCGTGTTCCAAGCAGGTGAGTGCGGATGGGATCCTCCAACTGGTACTACCACAACTTTCACACAAAGAAACATTACAACTTGTGCTGAGAAATATAACGAGGCGCTTTGTTATCAGGACCTTTTTGATACGTTTCAGTCAATGTTGATGAAACCAGGTCAAACTCAAGAGAGTGTACCGTTTGAACAACAAATTGCTGATTTGAAAGTTAAGCAAATCCAACAAAGAATTGAGCAAAAATTATGGAGTGCTACTACAGGTGGTGGTGATTGTTTTGATGGTTTCAAAGCGTTAATCGTTACAGGAACTACAGGTGTTGCTAACTCATCTGGTTCAACATTTGATAACTCAGTAGCATACGGTTCAGCTGGTAACCCAATCACAGAAGTAGATAAATTAATCAACGTATTGTCTGATGACGCTATGTCAAGAGAAGACTTGAGAGTATTTATGTCATATGCAAACTTCAGATTGTATGTACAAGCATTAACTAAGGCTAACTTCTTTTCAAATTACATCGGTTCTTCTGAGATTACAGGTAACATGGAAGCTGTACATCCAAATACTAACGTTAAAGTTGTTCCAACTATCGGTTTGAATGCTTCTAACAAAGTAACAATTGGACCAGCTGAATATATGGTAGTAGGTTTTGACTTATTGTCTGACCACGAGAAATTAGTAATTTGGTATTCGAAAGATTTCGATGAACTGAGATTACGTGCAAACTATAACTATGGTGCACAAATTGCTCTTTTCGGATCAACTGCATATTTCGCTACAAATAACTTAGCGTAATTGTTCTAAATAAAAAACTGTGGGGTGAAAGGCCCCACACATTTAAAATAAACAGAAAACAAATAATATAAAATAATATGAGTTGTTATATATCTTCAGGTGTAGCGTTAGGTTGTTCAGACGGTATAGGTGGTATCAAAACGATTTACGTTTTGGGTGCTACTGGTGCTACTGAACCATCAGTTTCATCTGTATCAATTTCAGGAGCAACTGGTCCTATCACAGGTATTACTGGTGCAGGAACTTGGTTTCAGTTTGAATTGAAAAGAAATACTAGTTCACTTTCTCAGAACGTAACCAAATCTTTTGAGAATGCAAGCATATTTTTTGAACAAGTATTAACTGCAGTTCTTTACAAGTATGACCAAGATAAGAGAAACCAATTAAAATTATTATCACAAAACGACGCTATTCAAATTATTGCTGTTGACCAAAATGATGTACAATACTATTTAGGACAAACTAACGGTATGTTCTTATCAGGTGGTTCAGCGGCTACAGGTGTGGCACTCGGTGATCGTAATGGATTTGAATTAATCTTCACAGGTCAAGAACCTCAACCAGCAAATGTAATTAGTGGAACTTTATCCTCTATATTCTCTGCAGGTGGATTTAATGATTAAGGGAAAAAGTAAGTCTGTTGTGGACTGAATTTCTATATCTCCTATACTAAAGGGGGGCTAACGCCCCTCTTTTTTTATTATTAAAATCCTAAATGAAAAAATTTATATTTAATTATATAGAATGATATTATGTTAATTTTAAACAAAGGACAACAAAACGAATTAGTTCTGAATATCAATAATAATTCAAGACAAGATTTTACAGGTTATACTTTAACATTTGTACATACCTTATCACAGGAAGTTAAGTCTTATACAATAGACACATCAAATCCTGCTGAATATGGTGAAAATGATAGGTATTGTGAAATCATTTTGAATTTACAATATCCTAATGAAGACCTAAATTATGAAGGTCAATATCAATTACAAATCTTTGGTAATGGTAGTAACTTAGTATTTACAAGTTTGTGTAGATTAGACGGAACATCAGAGGAAGGTAATGATTATGTATCATACGTTTCACCTGATGAGGATAACAACAATTACATATATATACAAGATTAATTATGAGTGAATTACAAAAATACCAATTAGGTAAAATCAATTTTACACAAGAACCTCTTCTTCCTGTTTTTAGTGAAGTATTTCAAAGGTTTCCTTGGGTATGGTATGGTGAAAACAATTTGATGCCTCAGTATCTTATTTCAAGATACAATAACTGTGCAATACATAAAGCAATTATAATATCCAAGAGAGAACAAATTATGGGTGATGGTATTGTTTCTTTAAACAATCCTATGGCAACAATCAATCTTATTAACAAAAAGGAGAATGTTTATGAGGTTATGAAGAAATGTGCGTTGGACCTTGTTTTATTTAATGGATATGCTTTAAACGTAATTTGGTCAAGAGATAAACAAAGTATTGCTGAGATTTATCATGTTGACTTTAGTAGAGTTAGATGTGGTAAATTAAATGATGATGACGAAATCGAAAAGTATTATTATTCACCTGATTGGTCCAATATAAGAAAGTATCCACCACAAGAATATGATGTATTTGACCAAGAGAAAGGTGGTTCACAAATTTATTATTACAAACAATATTCACCATCCAATTCTTATTATCCACAACCTGATTATTCAGGTGGTCTTGCCGCAATTGAGATTGATGTAAACATTAAAGAGTTTCACGCAAACAATCTAAAGAACGGCATGTTACCTTCACTTTGGATAAACATGAATAATGGTATACCTGGCGAAGAAGAACAGATGTTGGTTACAAGGGCATTAGAGAGTCAATTTAGTTCAGTAAATAACGCAGGTAGACCAATCATCTCATTTAACGAAAGTAAGGAATTATCTCCTGAAATTACACAAATTGAACCATCAGCTAATGATGGATATTATCAAGCAATATACACAGATATTCAACAATCAATCTTATCCGCACATCGTATTTCTACAGGTGAACTTTTTGGTATTAGTACCGCAGGTAAATTAGGTAGTAAAGATGAAATTGCTACACATATCTTCTATGTAAGAAAGACAGTTATTCAACCATATCAAAAAGAGTTATTGGGTACATTTGATAAATTGGTTTCTATGAAATTCCAAAAACCAACATCATTTGAAATTAAACCATTAACAATATTTGAAGAAGGTGATGTATCACAAAATCCTGCAGTGGTAGATAAACCTGTTACACCTGTGGAAGTAGAAAGTGAAAAGATTGTCATTAACGAAAATATCAAAGGATTAAAAGGTAGAGAGTACCAAAATCTAATGAGAATTGTTCGTGAGTATAATAAAGGAAAAATATCAAGACAACAAGCAATCCAAATGTTAAAGAGTGGTTATGGATTAAATGAGGAAGAATGTGGTACTTGGCTTGGAGAGGATGAAGAAAACGATTAATTAAACTATGGCTAACAAACTATTAATATCAGAGAACAAATTAAAGGCGTTTACCAACATCAATAAGAATGTTGATATTGACGCAATTAGAGCCGAGATTGGTATCGCACAAGATATACATCTTCAACCATTACTTGGAACCAAGTTTTATGAACATCTTTTGGACCAAATCAGTTCAACAGGTAATACCTTCAACGCGGATGAATTAACTCTTGTAAACGAATATATAGCCCCTTATTTGATACAAACCGCATACTTCGAGATGATACCTCATTTACACTACAGAACGATGAATAGGGGTATTGTACAAGGTGATATGGAATCTGCACAATCTGTTGATACGGAGACGATGAAATATCTTAGAGGTATACAATTTCAAAGAGCTAACTTCTATAAGATGAGATTACAAGATTATCTTATAACAGGTAAGGGACAGAACAAGTTTCCTGATTACAATACCTATTCAACTATTGATGGTATGACTCCTGAGAAAGGAAGTAAGTACAACTCACCAATATATCTTAACCATACAACTCGTTATGGTTATTCTAAACAACAATTAGGTAGGTCTATACCTATGTGGTCTGAGATGGACCATTATGACCCACCTTGTGCTGATTGTCATTAATCTAAAAAATGAGCAATAAAATCTATGAAATATGAGCAGTGACAAACTCGGAAGTAAAACAAAGACAAATTAAGAAATGAGTACAGAATTATTATTAATTATATCAAACGCCTTAACAGGTTTTGCTGGTTGGTTTGTAGGTCGTAAAAGACAACAAGCAGACACTGACAATCAGGTTCTTCGTAATCTTGAATTATCTATCAATATCTATGTTAAGATTATTGAAGACCTGAAGAAAGAAATACATGAATTAAATGTAAAAGTTCAAGACCTTGAAAAGATGGTTGAAAAACTTATGGATGAGAATAAGAGATTGAAGAAAATAAAAATATAACATGTCCCAACAACAGAAATACTTACCAGTTCCTACCAACTCAGAAATTGGTTTAGGATATAAGATAGATTATTATACAAGATTAATTGAAGAAGTAGATTATAACAAATATAAAATAACAAGAGACGAGTTTCTTGATTGGATACACCACAATTATCAGTGTGTCTTTTTATTGGGAAAAGAATTGTCATTAAACGAATATAAAAAATTATCAAAATGAAATTAGAAGATTTATACAAAATCAGACTTGAACTGAGTGGTGTTAAAATTAACAAGTCAGAAGAGAAAAAGTTTATTGAACCAAATCCTTGTTGGGAAGGTTATGAAGCTATCGGACTAAAACCTGATGGTTCACCGAACTGTGTTCCAATCAAAGAAGAACAATCAAAGGTAAAAAAGGAAGGTTTCCCTATTCCATCACCCGAAAGTGGTGAGGATGAAAATAGTTTTATCTCAAGATGTATGAAAGAGATTGGTGGTGAGTACGACCAAGACCAAGCACTTGGAATTTGCTACTCAAAACTTAGAGGAGAATAGGCCAGTCATATTTCAGTGATTACAAAAAAAACCAATTATGAATGGCCCAAGCCAGTCATTATTGAACAAAATAAATAAATGAACACAAAAACAAAACC